TGGCACTCTCTGGCTGAACAACAATAACAAAGTTGTAAGGCACATTTTTAGGGAAGTACGGACAAGTGTCTGAGGTAGCTAAGGGTGGTACTGAAGTAGCGTTATTATGTAGAACATGATTTGTCGTGAAAAGGTTGTAGGTGCGGTCATGCAAATCCTACGAGAGCTTTCGTATTAAAAAGGAGAAATAGAATGATAACAAAAGAAAAATTTACAGATTGGCTTAGCAAATCTAAACGCAATGATAAGGTTACGTATTACCGTGGTTTCTTATTCGCACCACATTTACAAAAGCTATCACCAATGGACGAAAAAAGACCAAATAAAATTAGAAATCACGCTTGGTATTTGTATATGTCTGGTTTAGTAGAACTAGTACAAAAGAAGCATGGTGACTTTGACTACGAATATATAGCAATAAGAAAATGATTGACATTATTATGTTTTTGATCATACCGCTAAAGATTGCTTTGGCGGTATATTTAACATACCACATTTATGCATGGGTTTTAGGCTTATGAGTGATCCAGTTGTTAAAGAAGTATTAGTTAATAAAGAATTAAAACGCGCACAAGACGCGTTTTACGATGCAATATTTGAGGGTGATGATATTGCCATGGTACAAGCCAACGATGCGGTTGGGTATTATGAATCTTTTGATAGTGATTATTGCCCCGCGTACCCAGGTTTTTAAGGAGAAATAGAATGGACCTATTAGAAGCAACAAAAAAAATAAACGATACGTTATACGAATCAATTAAAAATAAGGACAGTATGGTTATTGTCCTGGACAAACTAAGTGAAATTAAATGCCATGGTGTTGTGTTTCCACGCATTATGTTAGTTGAGATTATATCTAATTACACAGATAAAATTGAGAAGAACAAGGAACCAGACATGCAGAGCAGCTTTGATAACGCTGAACGTAAATGGAGTGATATACTAAACTAATGAAAAAGAAATTAAACACACCAGAAGAAAAAGCACACGCTGATTTACGTGATGCTATAATAAAAGAACGTCCACAAGAATGGGATTATATACAACGTGAGCGTCAAAAAATACGTGACGCACGAACTGAAGCAGCATTAGCAGAAGCAGAAATGAATCCTACTGATCCTACGGTGACTTTTACACAACCTGCAGAGGGCACGAAGATTGGTGGCATGGAAGCCTTTCATGTAGAGAAAGGAGAAGAGCGCCATACTTACCAGATTGTTACTAAACGCGAAATTACATTTAGTTATATGATTCGTGCGAAGAATGAAGAAGATGCAATGATAAGAACATTGTCTTTTGTAAGTAAAGATGGTAGTGGTCAACGCGAAGATCTCAAACGTCCTATGTATAATAGTAAACCTATGATACGTGAATGGATAGATAAAATAACCAAGCTATCTTAAATGGACATCAACAATGTGCCAAAAGTAACTATTACGTGGTTAGATGCGCGTGATACAGAAACTGGTTGGATTGATATAAAAGAGATTTTGGCTGCACCATTGGCCGTTTGCCAGGAGACTGGTTGGATGGTCGTGAATAATGATCATAAAGTAGTGATTATGCGCTCGTGGTGCGTGGACCGGGACGATAACCATGGTGGGAGTGCAATAGCAATACCAAAGGGTTGGGTAACAAAGATAGAATATTTAAAGGAAACACATGCAGACGTACGAAATTAATTTATGGCTAGACAAAAAAGTAATAGAAAAAATAGTCAAACAATTTGAAAAAGATGAGGATGTATTAAAGTATATAGCCAATAATTTTGACACTAAACCAGACCCAGAGTATCCATCATTAGATCCTCAACGTGGGTACACAAGACCAAAAGCATCACAATATATAATTACATGGTCACGCGTACATACTTATGTGCGCAAAAAAGCACCTAATAGAATACAGCTTACAGAAGACGAAAAAGAAATACAGAAGACGCTAGAAAGATCTATAACAAAAGAAGCTATAGATGAATGGGGTCGAGACGAAATGTTAAACCAAGTTAAAAAAGATTATTGGAGTCACCCTGATGCAAAAGGCCTTGAAGAAAAGAGATAGACAGGGGCTAACACCTCGACAAAAAGAAGTATATGACATTATCAAGGGCTACATAAAGCAAAATGGATACGCTCCTTCGTATGAAGAGATAAAACAATACATGGGGTCTAGATCTAAGTCACATGTGCACGCATTTGTGCAGCAATTAATTAACAGAGGTTGGTTAGGAAAAGGAAATGGCAGAAATCGGTCAATTTTTATTTTGTAATGTGTCACCTATAGTGGTATATTTGCTAAAAAGTTTTTTTTATTTTGTTACCGGGAACCAAACTGGTGCCACAGTGACACAATTGGTGATTAAACTATATAATTCAATGATTTATGTTGTGGCACCTATGTGTCACTACTCTAGACGACGCAAGGCACTTTTTTGTTTTTTAGAAAATAAAATGAGTAAAAACTCAACTATACTGCGGGGTTTAGCATGGTAGATAAAAGAATTAGTAGTGCCACAAGTGGTGCCACAAATATGGCAAAAAAGTATCCAATCAGAAATGATGGGTTGACAGATAAACAACGTATATTTGTACAGATATATACAGAGAACGAAGGAAGATTGACACCGACAGAATGTGCAAGACAGGCTGGATACAAAGAGGACAGAGCAAATACAACTGCATCAGAATTATTAAATGGCAAACGCTTTCCAAAAGTAGTAGAAGCCGTTATTGCAAGAAGAGCAGAGATAGAGAAAACACATGAAGTTAAGCTTAATAAACATGTGCAAGAGTTGGCTAGGCTTCGTGAAAGAGCTCTTGGTGAAAAGTCTTATTCTGCTGCTGTTAATGCTGAGCGGTTGCGAGGGCAAGCTGCAGGATTGTACATCGATAGAAAAGAAATCAGAACAGGTAGCATTGATTCTATGTCTAGAGAAGAAGTTTTAAAGGCTTTAGGTGATATTGGTTTAGGAGGTAAATTTGAAAAGAACGGAGCGAGAACAGAACTATCAATCAAAGAGAAATCCGATAGCGAAGGACTTAAAGACATCACGCCAGTATCGTCAGAGAATAATAAAGAACAAGAAGAAGTATGACCGTAAAGACGGAAACAAGTTTTTGGAAGACTTTAAAAGAATATTTAAATCGTGGTAATTATATTGTTTCACGCCTTGAAAGCTACGTTACGCCAGGATTCCCAGATTGTTTAGTTTATCACAGAAAGACAGGTTTCTTCACAGTTGAATTAAAGGTCGTAAATAGTAGTACCAAAGTGGTACTATCTCCCTTCCAAATTGCCTGGAATATGCGTCATGCTACAGCTGGATCACAGTCATATATCTTGGTTAGCCTGGCTGCTAGAGGCGAGGTCAAATTGTTTCATGGGTGCAAAACCATGGAGCTCGGCCAAAAGACCGTGGACCAAGTGCCTGGGCTGTACGAAGGACCACTCATGGACCTCGATTTTTGTCAAGTCATTTCAAACTCCCAAACTCCCTAATATAAACTAAGTTGTGGATATCCTGTGGATAAGTCCCGGCTAGGCGCCGGGCGCCCGGTGCGCAGCTGGGGGATCGAAGCTCCCCGAAACTCCTTAAAAACTCCCGAAAACTCCCAAAAAAGTTCCCAGTCCCAGCGGCCGGGATCACCTGCTGCCCAGCGTGTCCCGCGGGCGCCAGTTCCAAACTCCGAAACTCCCGTAAAAAAACTAAGGTTTCTGCCATTTTTGTTCTCGACCCATCAGGTTTACGCACCGGGCGCGCCCGGTAGATTCTTTCATACGAATCCGCAGAAAACAGGGAAAAATTTTTGAGATGCAGGTTGACTTTCCAGGAAGCAGGTGTATGTATATACCAGGCCGGGACACAAACTAGTATCCTGAAGATATAGAAAGGACAGAAATGCTTGATTTTTTACTTGGGATCTTACTTCCCCTGAAGCTCCTGCTGCTGGGCTACGCTGCGTGGCAGCTGCTGGGGTGGCTGCTGTAGCTGCTGCCCGCCAGTCAAACTCCAAACTCCCAGAGATAAATAATAAACTAATAAGGTTCGTGGTTCTCG